CGTTTGCTGTGGATTTTCTACTTGCTTTTGAACTGATGTCTGCGTGGTTGCAGCACCAACCTTACCAAAAACATTGTGTTTTAGTTCTACCATATTGTACCTCTACTATTGTGATTAACTAAACAAAAACCTAGAATTTTCATAATTTATAGGAAAGGAAAAATTAGGATACTTTCCCCAATAATAATTACTCGTCAAAAGCTGCATTAATAAGATTAGCGAAATCCATTGTTCCTCTAAATCCAGAACCTGGAACACTAGCGTCACCCCCACCTCCGGTGTCAGTAAGACGTTCGCGTGCATGGAGCTGATAATTAATACCGCGTTCGCCACCATTAACTGCACTTTCTGAACTAGTTCCCAGAGTAGTGCTAATATCTTCACACCAAATAGTTGCATCTTCTGAAATAATAAAATTATCGGCCTGATAAGTTGGAGAATATCTATTAAACCAACAATTAACTAATCTGTGTGTAACTGCACCTTCTGCATCACCATTTGATCTATCGATAATTAAAATGTCAAATGGGATTAATTGCGCCTTAATATTAATAAATCCTCGTGCAAAAGCTTCTGTAAGCCTTAATCTGTCAAACATAATTCTTTGTAAGGTTGCTTCATATTCTGTAGCCTGTCTAGGTACAATTTCTAAAACTCCATCTAAACCTAATTCTCTAACCCTCTCAAGATTTCTAGTCTGAGTAATTTGTAAACGTTGAATAGCACCAACAGTTTCTGTGTTTACCTTAACAATGATTTGCGTAGACAAGCCTGTATGGATTTTACTATTTAAAATACTGCCAGTAGTTGGATAGTTGCTAGGCATGTTTTATTACCTCCAAATAAGAAATATATATTTCTTTTTCTTTCTAAAAAATTAGTACCACTATCTTTATACAACCAATTCATAATTGTTTCTATCTGATTATTACCATATATCGCAAACCTATAAGTATTATTAACTTTTTTCCTAACCCTAGTAATAGTATTAATAGGAATATTTTTTATATGATATAATAACCAATCTAAAATTTTATAAGAACCAGAATAAATCTCAAAACTCATATTTTTAGTCTTCGAATTTATTGAAATACATCCATCACCATCAAAATAGCCGCGAATATAATGTCTTATAAAACTTACATCAGTTATATTGGGCGGACAAAGTATTAAACTTTTATTTGGTATTACATTAAAATTTTTATATAAATCTTTAACTATTTGATTAGACCTAAATCGAACAGCACATGAACATTTTCTAACAAATATCTTACTACCATTTAAGTTTATATATCTTTTAAATTTTTCTAAATGTTTATAATCATTAATATTAAGTTCTATTCCTAATTGATTTCCTTGTATGTTTCCATCTGCTGCTATAAAACCTGCCCAATAGCAATTATTATTATCTGGCATGAAAAAGATATTATCATTAATATTAATTTTTCTATATGGTCCTCTTTTCTTTATTACTCCATAAGGTTTAATAATATTACGAATATATGAATAAGAAATATTAAAATTATCTGCTATTTGTTGAATTGAATAACCATCTTTATATAATTCTATTAATAGGTGGTTATCTTTCGCTAACATTATAAACCTGCAGAGTCAAGTCGACCTTGTTGACCCCTTACATCTGTAGTTCTTTCAATTGTATCATATTCATAAACAATACCTCTTGACCCGCCTATAGATGCACTATGACCACGCCTCATTGTTGTTACATATTCACAGATTATATTGGCATTTTCTGAGATGATAAAATTATCAGCCTGATAAGTTGGAGAATAACCTTTAAACCAACAATTATTGAAGATATGAATAACTGCATCTTCTCTGGTTGAACTTGCCATTTTATCTATAATTTGAATATCAAAAGGAATCCTTTGAGCTTGGATATTTACAAAACCTCTAGCAAATGCCTCAGTTATTCGAAGCTCATCAAATACTACTCTAGTAACTTGTAAATCGATTTTAGCAGCATTTTTTGGGTGAATTTCAACAACCCCATCTGTACCAATTTCTTCATGAATGTGCATTTCGCGAGTTTGGTTTATTTGTAATCGTTGAATTGCACCTACAGTAGTCCCATTAACTTTAACAACAATTTGTGTTGATAAACTGCTGTGAATATTAGGATTTATAATACTTCCTGAGTTGGGATAAACCATAGACAATATCTCTCGTATTTTCTATCTAAATAAATATTAGCATCTTTATATAACCAATCAGCAATATTATATGCTTGCTTTCCTATAAATTCTAAAACATAAGTATTTGATTTCTTGAATTTTAGAATACTTGGATTACCAGATGATACATTTCTGATATTTCTTTTTATCCATTCAAGCATTTCTTTTGTTCCAGAAGTAAAACAAATTCGCGGAGTATTATTACTTTTATGCCATCCAATACTTCCATCTCCATCCATATATCCTCTAATATAGTCTTTAATAAATTCGTTTGGTAAATTTTCTGGAGGTTTTAATATTAAAGATTTTCTGCTGCATATTCCATATATATGATTTAATTTATGAACTAAATCCTTAGAAGAAAATAAAACATTTGAATACTTATAAGTCTTACCATTACTAATCCGCTCTCTATCACTTATTTTAGCATTACTTTGTAAAAAGGAGCAAAGATTTATCAAATGTGATTTATCTTTTATTGATAACTCAACACCCAGCTGATAATTACTGACCCATCCATCTGCTGTTATAAAACCAGCCCAATAACAACTTTCTTGTGTAAATATAGAAAAGGCTTCACTATTTACTGTTCGTTTTGTAGTTTTCCTAACACCAAGTTTTTTAAATCTTGCAAGTAGGGTCCATTTTGAAACCTTATATTTATCTGCTAAAACTTTTAACTTTTCTCCTGACAAATATTCTTGTGAAATTGATTTATAATCTAAATTAAAACCTCTACATCCGGGTAATGGATACCTATTAATATTCCTATAGCTTTTCCTAATCTTTTTTACATTCTTCAGTGCTTTTAAATAATATCTATATTTTCTATCTAATCTTGTACACCATGTAGAATTATTGTAGATCCAATTTAAAATATTAAATGATATTTGGTTATTTAAGTCTATACAGAAATAGTTAGATTTATTATATATGTTAATATCTTTCTTAAATTTTTGTAATTGGGAAACTACCCATATAATAAATTTTTTAGATCCTGATACTATATTAAAATTGCAACTTATACTATTGTTGTATTTTATATGACCATCACCATCAAAAACACCTCTTAAATAATGACTAACTAAACTATCGGGAATATTAACTGGTGGCTCCAGTATTAAAGATTTCTTTGGAACTATATTAAAATTTCTTTCTAATGATTTAACAACATGTTTTGAACCAATTTGTATACAACATCCATTGGTTTTAGATATGTTTATTTTATTTTTACTTACTATAGTTCTTTTAAATTTTTTTATATGGTCTATGTCCTTATGGGCTAAATGTATAGAAGTTCTATACATTCCTTTAGATGTATTCACATACACATTACCATCAGCGGCAATAAATCCTGCCCAATAGCAACTTTCTAATGTATAAGTATCAAATAAAGTATAAGTATTACCAGATTTACAAATAGGTTTTATATTATATTTTTTACAATTATACCAAACAGTTGAGTATGGAAATCCTAAAATACCTGATATTTCTTTAATTGTGTTATATTTTGATAATTTTAATAATTTTTCTTTACTAACACATCCCATATTAGAATAAGCCGATACTCACATCAATAAAGATCCAATTAACTGGATAGTTAGGTTGAATTTCTACAATTATGTTCCACTGTCTTGGTTCAACATCATCCCTAGAAACAGATAAGTTTCTATATGCCGTAATTAAATTCTGTGAAATAAAGGAATTTAATAGTCCAGTTGCTCTTGCTGTAAGAGAAGGAGCAAGTGTTGGATCTTCTGGCTGACCAATAAATGCTTGGAAACTTCTTCGCATTGTTCTTGCAATTTGATCACGAATAAAGACAATAGAACTTTCTTCTTCTTCTGAAGCCCCACTCTGAGTAGTTGTTTTACCATGTTGTACTCTTCCACCACCAGTTACTGGCTGTACGACTGTAATACCATTATCTCCAAGCTTATTAAGTTCAGTTTCTTTAAATACCTTATCATTAAGAATTGTAAAGCCAACTAGCGTCTTATATGTAAGTGGCATCGCAATATTTGTTTCACCAGCAAACCAACCACCAGCAGCTGCGGCTATATAGTATCCAGGAAGAGTAGTGCGAGTTCCATTAATAACCCTTACAATTTCATCAGGATAGAAATACATAACTCTGAATGAATCTCCAAAATTATGGGATACACTATAATTAGCGAGATCTTCAATATTTCCAGCTAAAATTTCTTCAGCATTATCACCTTGAATACCTTCAAGAATTCCGATATCTTCAACTGCTGCGTTACTAACACCTGTTACATTATCTACAGTTAGACCTTCAACAGCACCTGTAAGTAACATTCGTTCCCGTTTGTAATAAGTTGAAGACATACGTTCAGCATGTACTCTAAATGCTTGCTGAATTGCAGAGAATGTTTGTGTAGGTAATGGAACAAGTATTTGAACATCTTGAGTTTCTAGAACATCTATAGATTCAGACCAATTAGCATCAAAGAAATCTGCATCTTTATAATCAATATAAGTTATGCGTAAACCTTTCCTTTGTGCAAGGGCAAGATCTGTTGTAAATAGAATTCTCTGAGAATCACTTGTACTTGTAATTAATTGCCATTTAAGATTTGATTCTGTTATAAATGATCCAGAAGTTCTTTGAATTCTTATTGTATTCTCATCAATAATTGCAATGATTTCCCATCTACCTAAGTTAGCAGTATTAGTATTATGAAAATCTAATTTTTTTGCTGGAGATGCATATGCGTCATCTGCAGTGAATTGTGCTGAAGCACTATAAAAATTAGCAGTACTACCAACACCAATAGGCTGTAAATAACCATCACTTGCACCTTGTTCAATCTTATCATCGCTCACAACGGTATAGCTAAATGGTGTTCCACTTTGGGTCGGATCCATAAATTCCGCAAATAGATTTGTATAACTACCAGTATCTTCATATTGAGAAAATGCAGCTGTAATATCTGGATCATAAAAACTTACTTTATTAGGAAAAACCTGTTCTTCAGTACCATCTGTATTTTGAATGAAGAAATGTACTTCACTATCACTGTCTGGTTGACCTGGAGCATCAATATAAAAAATAAGATCATCAGGATTTGAATTCCCGGAAGCACCAGTTTGTCCGGTTGTAGCATTATATATAGGAAGTACAACTTCATCAGTACGTCTAGGAAGTGGAGGTTTAGCTTGTAATGCTAAAACACTTGTAGCACCATTTTCAAAAGCTATTTGTGCCCCAAGAGATAAAGCGTTATTCGTACTTGGTGACCCATGTTTGGCAAATAATTTACTTGGTTCTGTGAATGTTTCTGCATCATTAAGATCTAATGTTGCAATATATCTGACTTCAAGTTCATCACGTGACTGTAAGACACGACTTTGAATTCCAATAGAAAATCTATCACCAACTTCAAAAGTTGTTCTTGGAGATGGATTGTAAATAGCAAAAGATATAATACCATTACTCACAACAGCACCATCGCTTCTCCAAACATATGGCTGACCATAATCATCAAGAAGTTGCCCACTTACAGACCCACTAGCAATAAAAGAAGCTTGTGCTCTAATAGGAGCACCATAACTATCTCTCAAAACACTAGTACACCTAATTGTCCATGTTTCGGTAGGAGCATTTGTATCAATAAGTGTTGGTGAAGATAAATATCCATCACCGGTATTTGATGCTCCGGTACTGTAATATTCACCACCCTGATCTACAAATGAGGCTCCTTGCAATTCAATCTTTCCAGTATTAGGATCAATGCGTGCATCATAGTAAGATGAAAATGTAGATCCATCAACTGTACCTTCCAGAAGCCTTAATTGTGCTTGATTTAAATAAAGTTCTGTGCGGTTTTCTACTAATGGATAGTTAGCAGTCCTAAAGAATCTCCCATATCCATCTGACTGTGCAGTAAAGGATGGATTGAAACCATCGGTTCCATCTCCTGCAGCAGAATCTACTAAAATCTCTTCTCGCAATCCTTCACCAATAATACTAAGAATTCTTAGTCCACCAGGAATAGATACTGCTCTCGAAAGAGTCTGAAATCTTGAGATTGTTTGTGGTTGTATATAACCAGAAATACCAGGAACATTAGGCATTTAACTGATCCTCCCAGAATATTTTTAAATTTCTATTTTCTATCTCCTTTCTTTAAAAACTAAAGAATAATCATGTCTTAACATAAATTCATTTATTCATGTTTATGTAATTATATTGATAGAATTAAAATTTCAGACACTTATCTTTAAGTCGTCTAATGAAAGAATTATTTTAGCTATTAATAATATTATATTATAATAGAGGAAAAATGCCTAAATGTAAAAACTGTAAAAAAATATTCCCTAATAAAATTAAAGATTTGGATGGGCAAATATACAATTTGTCTGGTCGAAAATTTTGTCCGGACTGTTCAGCAATTGGAAGTCGCAACACTAGATCATATATTGTAGAATTGAAAAAAAATGAATCTTTTTGTGTAAGATGTCAAAAGGTAAAAAATAAAGAAGAATTTTATATACGAAAAAGTAGTGGTCGTCCATTTAGTTATTGTATGGAATGTCAAAAAGATGTAAAGGAATTAAAATTTAGAGAGAAATTAGAAATTTTAATAAATTATTATGGTGGAGTTTGTCAAGATTGTCAATTACTATATCCTACACCAGTTTATGAATTTTATTCTAATAATAAAATATTTCAACTTAATAAAGCGAGAAATATGTCAATCCAAAGACTACTTAAAGATTTGAATGGATTTATATTACTATGTAAAAATTGCAGTGCTATTAGAAAATGGGAATGCAATGATTAGGGATCTGTAAGTGCTTTTCTATCCACGGAATATTGGTTACTACCTAGTATACCATAATTAAAACAAAAATTAATAGCTTCAATTAAACTATTAGCATTAATTGGT